GAGGATCAGCCCGTAGCTGATGCCATTACGCAAGGTTTTCAGCGCGCGACGCTGCAGGCGGTCAATGCCCTTCTGCTCGTAGTACAGCGGGTTAACGGTCGTGTTGGAGCCGTTGATGCTTTCATTCGCCAGGTCGAGCTCAAGGTTGATCGCCGTCCACGCCACCGAATACCAGTAGTTGAACGGGTTACCGTCGAGCATGCGGCCGGTGAACAGCACTTTGTTACTGAGACCACCTTCGGCGCCGGTGCCGATGTAGTTGATGTTGCTGTCCTGAAGCGATTTCAGCAGTGCGCTGTTGCCTTCCAGCGGATACTCAGTCAGGCCGTACATAAAGCGGTACGCCATTGGCGGCACCATGTTGCGCGCCCCCGGGTCGTTTGCCAGGGATGACTGGAACGGGCCGGCCATGGAAAACTCGCTCGCCGGAATATCCGGAGCCTCGACGCCGGCGAAGACTGTCTTGTTTTTCGTCTCGGTCCACGCTTCATAGGTGGCGATCGTTGAGGTGACAAAGAAGTAAACCAGACTTCCCGGCGAGGTATAGAGACCGGTCAAGGTTTTAAACTCAGCAACTGAATCCCATTCGCGCGGCACCAGATAGGAGAAAAACTTCTGGTAGGT